TCCTTATATAAAAGATGCTAAACATGTACCAAGTTTAGATATCGAAAGTTTGATAATTGCTATAAGAATTGCTACATTTGGCGAAAACATATCTATAGATCAAAACTGTCCGCATTGTGGTGCAGAAAATACCTATGAAGTTCCTTTAACAACCTTGCTAGACTATTACCAAACATTGAATTTTGAGAATACGCTAGTCATTAACGACGAATTAATCATAAAGATTAGACCTTTGAAGTATTTTGAGATGAATCATTATGCTGTGGAAAACTTTAAATTACAAAAAACTGTAAGTCAAATGGATGATGTATCAGTGGATGATCAGCAAAAATATCTTAATGATTTGTATTCTGATCTAGCAGATTTACAACTAGATTTGTTTTTAACTAGTATAGAATGTGTAAAGATTGGCAGCGAAACTGTCACAGATAAGCAGCTAATTGGACAATGGTTGGAAAATTCGGACAGAGAATTGTTTCAACAAATTAAAACGTTGTTTGAAAAAAATAGAAATGCTTGGTCTATTCCTCCGCAAAAAGTAAAATGCTCATCCTGTAACAGCGATAACGAATTAACCATGGTATTGGATCAATCAAATTTTTTCGTTTAAAGCTTTTAGCATTGCCGAATTCTGAAATAGAATCCTATGTTAAAAGTTTCGAAAATATTCAAAAACAAATCAAAGACGAAATATTCAGACTGTCTTGGCATATGAGAGGTGGAGTAAGCAGTCAAGATTTATTCCATATCTACAGTTATGAAGATAGACAGATTATCAATGAAATTGTAAAAGACAATATAGAAACTACAAAGAAAACTCAAATGCCTTTATTATAATACAGGTTTTATCGGAGGTTCTCCGGGACGTTGAGGAATATCTGCTATTGGATCTTGTAGTTTTAACGTGTTCGCAGCTGCTCTTGCACCTTGTACTTGTATAGCGTTTTGTATACCGGGTATCAATTTACCTTGATCATCTGTAACTTTCATCCCGCCAATAAAAATACGATTTTGTTTTTCATATCTTATATGATCTGGCCAAGTTTCTTTACTTGGAGCGATTGGAGGAGGACCTGCTGTCTGTCCGCCTTGGCCTTCTGGATCTTCAGGTGGAGCTTTTTCTGCTCGACGCTTTTTAGCATCATCATAGTAGTCGCCTTCTTTACCTTGTACTTTATTCCAAGCACTTTGTAACATATTGGCAGTAGCATCAGTTGGCTTTCCAAAATATCGAATCACTTCAAACAAGTAAGTTGAAAAGAATTCTTGGCCTTCTTTACTAACAATCCACTTTTGTAACCAAATAAAGAAAACTTCTGTGCCTGCCGCTACTACAATACTAGCTCCTAGCGAAAAAGGTGCAGAAGCAAATGAAAGTAGCCATTTTAATATTCGTGCCACTTTAGTAACTAATAGTGCATTAGCAGTCCATCGAACTACTAAAGGAGTCAGAACTGCGGTATTAAACAATCCCCACGCAAATTCTCTTCCTTCTTCTAATTTTTCTGCACTGATCTCACCATTTTGATACATTTCATCTAGAACATCAGTAGTAGCCCATGTTTCAGTAATAATTGTCAATAAACCTAAAGTTCTAAACAAAAGTTTTAATTTCCAGCCATACCTATCGTCTATTATTTTTTCAGCGTTTTTGACATACTTTGCATTTCTTCTAAGACGTTGTTTTGCTCGGTCAAGTAGATCCTGAGGAGTAAAAGGCTTACTTCGAGGTTTTCTCTTAGGAGAATCGCTGTCCGTTTTAGGTGCATCTGTCTTAGGAGCATCCGCTTTAACGGGAGTAGTATCCGGAACCCACATAGTTCCATTCCACTTCATACCAGGAGGAACAGGACCACTAGGAGCATCAGCTTCAAATAATAGTTCAGAGAGTCGCATAATAGATATATTTATTAAACAAATATAAGATGAACGTAGTTCATCTGCGTATCGCTCACGCTCACGCTTATTTTCAACTATAATTTGTGCGAAGCACTTAAGATATTATCTAGATTGTTCAGTCACACTTAGCCCGTTGCCGGGCTAAAAAATAACATTATCTGAGTTGCACAATGTCACTTAACGTTACAGCATTACAGAGGCGGTCGTCCGGTACCTCGAGCTGCGTCTTCATACGACGGCGGCACACAAAAATACGCTAACATCTTTGTGTACGTGCAGGTTCTCCCTGCTCATTTTGCCTATTATGTCCATAAACAACCAAACAGCAGGACTTGAGCTGTCATCATCCAAATGGGTAGTGGTTGAGTACTCTTAACGGCAAGAGATTTCCGTCCCTGCGACCCAAGGTCCAGGTATAAGGGCACACGAAATTAGCCTGTGCCAGCTTTAACCGTTTAATTGTTTGCCTATAATATGTGAGCCGTGGACACGAACACTGATCTGACCGTTATAGTAATTGTCAGATTCTAGCACTCGTCTGGTGAATTGTTCTCTTGCCTCGATGTAACTGCACTCTGCTTTAGATTTGCAATAGTAAAGTATCTCTCTGTGGAATTTGTCTGTGCCTAAATTTGCTACATCTTCTTTGAGTTTGTCGTTTGAGCCGTAGTATTCTTGCCAATCTGAATTTATTTTGCTTCTGATCTTCTTTTTCTTTTTGGTGCCGTTCTTGAGTTTGACTGTTTTATAAGTGGTTTTACTAAATTTTGCCAGTTTTTTGCCTATATACATTCGTCCTGTAGCAGTATTGGTTATACAATACACAAAGCCTACACAATCTTCAGGAAGTTCCGTTATTAGTTGATTCTGGTAATACCACGACATCAACTTGTTTAGCCTTTTTTATCTTTGCCTTACGTCGATTTGATTCTGTCTTTAATTCGCTGCCTTTATATCTAATTTCTTTACGATTTGCCTGTATTTCTGCCCTACGTTTACGTGCTATTATTCTAATTTCTGCCAATAGATTTCTACATTTAACAGCCGAAACATGAGTTCGTCTGGATTCCCAAGCTTGGTTTTCCTTAAAATATTCCCTAAACAACTTCATTAACTGATCATGTGTGTCTTCGTTACTCATGCTCTGCAATTTCTAAATCGGTACTATAACTAGTGAATCCGTTTTCCTTAATGACTTTAAGGACATTGTTAACACGACCCACTAGTTCATCTTTATGACTGATTAGATAGATATTTTTATTTCTTTCTCTAGCCATTTTCTTTAAAACACTTAGGGCGTTTTCTACACCGCTAGCATCTAATCCGTTATCTATAAGTTCGTCTACAAATAACAAATTGATATTTTGATATAAGCTTTCCCAAACATCTCTAAACGCCCAACTTAATCCTAATATTAGTCTATTTCGTTCGCCTCTACTTAGATTATCAAAGTCCAAATCTTGCCCTAATTGTGTAATTTCCACATTTAAATCGTTCAGGAACGTGACTTGATGCGGCAAACCCATTTTATCTAAATAGTAGGTTAATCTGTTGTTTAGATACGCTAGATTTTGATCAATAATCTTTTTTCTAATAAAGCTATCTTTGTTTGTCAGTAGTTTTAATAAAAATTCTTGATGATCCTTAAGAGCAGTTAATTGATTAATAGTATCCCAACTAATTTCTTGTAGTGCAGTATTCTGCAATTCTTCAATTTGTTCTGTGTAAGGATCTACTTCTTGCTGGCGTTTGCCTAATGCGTCTTCTAAACTAGTTAGATTGTTTTGATGTCTTAACGCTTCTTCTAAAGTATCGTAAAAAGTATTAGGACGCCCATTGATATCACCGATGTCATCTAGTTCTTGAACTATAAGACTGTAATTATCTGATACATTTTGTAGGTATATACAGGCATCATCTAAGTTTTTTTGAGCAAGTGCTTGCATTTCTTGATGTTTGTGATCCTGTAAATCCTGTTCACATGCAGGACATTTATTATCAGATAACTTTTCAATTTCTTTTTTATATTTGTTTACTGTTTTATCTGCTTGAATAATAGCTGTTTCTAAAGTAGCTTTTTCTTTATTTAGACTTTTAATTTTAGCAGTTAATTCGTCGTAAGTTTTTAACTTAGCATGTTGTTCTAGTTCTTTTTCTATATCTACGCTTTGTAGTTCTATAATTTTTTCTGCCAGTTTTAAACAATCTGTTTCTTGTTGTTTGTACCAAACAGATTTTTTCGTTTCTAATCCTGAAATACTTTGTTCGATTCTTTCATTAGATTTTTTAATAGCTTCGATATTAGCTGTTTCTTGTTGAATTTGGTCTTTAGATATTCGCACCTGCTCTTTTAGTGCCTCAGCTTTGTCACTTAGCAGTGTGATACCCAATAATTGCTCGATGATCTCTCGTTGCTCATTGGCCCTCATACTTAAAAAAGGTTCAGTATAAGTGTTTAATGCCACAATGTGTTTAAACATATCGTGGCTCATACCTAATAAATCGTCTAAATCTTTTTGAGTTTCTCTAGCGTCGCCCTGTGAATCATCCGTTTCGTCATCATCTTGTTCTACATCGTTGATATAGAATTTTAGAACATTAGGTTTACGTCCTCTTTCAATACGATAGTCGATACCGTTTTTTTCAAAAGTTAATGTAATCAACATATTTTTGTTGTTTATTTTGTTAATTAGATTATCTTTTTTAATGTTTGTTAGTGCTTGACCGAACAGCGAGTAGCTCAGTGCATTTACTATAGTTGTTTTACCTGTGCCATTACGACTGCCGCTGTCATCCCCGCCCATGTCTAGATTTTCACCTAGTACTAGAGTCAGCTGTTCTCGTTCAAAATCTACTGCTTGGGTTTGATTACCCACGCTCATAAAGTTTTTTACGGTTAGATTCTTTAATTTTATCATAGGTTGTTATAAATTGAAAGCAATATTTTACTATCGTATGTTTCGCTGTCAATGTTCAATAATTGACTAGTAACAATTTGATCTACACTTTCAAAAGATTGTAGATCTATAGTGTTACTAATTTCTATTTCTTTCTTTTCAGGTATTAAAGTTAACTCTCTGATATCGTAGTCGCCCATAAATTTTTCTTTAATAAAACTAGCTTCTTCGTAACTGATATCGATATCTAAACTTACACGTAAATGTGTCTTCGGCAGTATGATTTCATCAGCACGATCAATTAAATCGCTAAGTTTAGTAGTTCTAAATGTAGGTTGTCCAGGCCATGTATGATATTCAGGCTGTTTGCCCCACTCTAAAATCATCATACCTCTGTCATCATCCCAGTTGTCAGAGTAGTTGTGAGGAAATGCATTGCCAATATAAATCATGTTTTTTTGTTGCTGTCGCTTGTGAAAGTGACCGCTGAACCCTAGTTCATA